GAACGTGTTGAAGAAGAAAAAGTAGAAGTTAAAAAACAGGTTGATGAAAAGAAAAAGGAAGTTAAAAAAACTGAAACTAAAAAGAAAACAACTCCAAAAAATAAAAGAACTACAAGTGAAGCAAAGAAAAATATTTTAAATAAAACTTCTAAAAAAAAGAAATGAAAACGTTATTAGTTATATTGTTATTTCCATTTATTTGTTACTCGCAAATAGATACATGTTTTACAGAAAATGAAATACATGAAATATCAGAAACGTTAGATTCATTATATTATCAAGATTCTTTAAACGTTTCAATTATAAATCAGCAAAAATCAATTATAACGGATTTAGAATATATAATTCATTTAGATTCATTACAAGCTGAATATCGAGAACAACAAATTACACTACTCAAAGAAAACATAAATTTATATGTTGAACGAGAAAAATATTTAAAACCAAAATGGTATAAACATCCTGCTATTTGGTTTATAGGAGGTATTGGAACAGCAGTTTTAACTAGTAAATTAATAGTAGAAGTAGTTCAATAATGGCTGAAAAAAACTTAAAACAGATAATTCAACAACAGTTTATGCGCTGTTCAAAGGATCCTGTATTCTTTATGAGGAATTATTGTTATATTCAACATCCGAAAAGAGGAAAGATAAAATTTAACTTATATCCATTTCAAGAAACATCACTAGAAGAATTACGAGATAATCGTTATAATGTAATATTAAAGTCTCGTCAGTTAGGTATTTCTACATTAGCTGCTGGCTTCGCACTATGGAGTATGTTGTTCAATGAAGACTTTAACGTGTTAGTTATTGCAACTACACAAGAAGTAGCAAAAAATCTTGTTACTAAAGTTCGAGTCATGCATGACAATTTACCAGCTTGGCTAAAAGGAACAATTGAAGCTGATAATAAATTATCTTTAAAGTTTAAAAATGGTTCTCAAATTAAAGCTATTTCATCTTCGAATACAGGAGCACGTTCAGAAGCACTATCTTTATTAATTGTAGATGAGGCAGCATTTATTCGAAATATTGAAGAAATATGGATAGCATCCCAAGCCACACTATCAACAGGTGGTGGTGCGATAGTTTTATCTACTCCAAATGGTATTGGTAATTGGTTTCATCAAACATGGGTTGATGGAGAGACTAATCCTAAAACTCAATGGCATAATATAAAATTACATTGGACGGTGCATCCGGAACGAGATCATGAATGGCGCGATGAACAGACGCAGCTCTTAGGAGAAAAAGGTGCAGCTCAAGAATGTGATTGTGACTTTATTAGTTCCGGTCATACTGTAGTGGATGGGCCTATACTACAAAGGTATGAAGAAAAGTGTAGCGAACCTATAGAAAAACGAGGATTTGATCACGGTTATTGGATATGGAAGTATCGAGACTATGCTCGAGACTATATAGTAGTAGCAGATGTCGCACGAGGAGATGGTGCAGACTATTCTACATTTCATGTTATTGATGTAGAAACAATAGAACAGGTTGCTGAATATAAAGGCAAACTTCCACCTAAAGATTTTGGTAACATGTTAGTAAGTGTTGCATCAGAATGGAACAATGCGTTACTAGCAATTGAAAATGCGAATATTGGGTGGGCTGCAATTCAACCGGCTCTGGACAGAGGATATGAAAATTTATTTTATACATATAAAAATGATGGATATGTAGATTTAGATGTTCAACTCAGAAAAGGATATGATACCAAAGATAAAACACAAATGGTACCGGGAGTATCCACAACATCAAGAACACGTCCATTAATGATATCTGCATTAGAAATGTATATGCGAGAAGGAACTCCTATTATACGAAGTAAAAGATTAATACAAGAACTATTTGTTTTCATTTGGCATAATGGTAAAGCACAATCACAAGTAGGTTATAATGATGACCTCGTAATGAGTTTTTGTATTGGATTATGGTTACGAGATACGTCGCTAAAACTGCGACAACAAGGAATTGAATTAAATAAAAAAGCTTTATCTCAATTTCATAAAACATCTGGTATTATTTATACCGGAAATAGAGATCAACAAAAAAACGGATGGTCATGGAATCCTGGAGATGGAGATCAGGATTTAAGCTGGCTGTTATAATTTACCATTGATCTGTAGTTAGTTATATTTATATAAAAATAGTATATTATGGCATCATTAAGAAAAAGATTACAAAATCTGTTTAGCACCAATGTAATCGTACGAGCTTATGGTAAAGATAAGCTTCGGGTAGTAGATACAAATAAACTACAAAGTGTTGGTAATTTAGGTCAAAGTAAAATTGCAGACCGTTATACCAGACTTCATGGATCTAACAAGCACCGTGTCGGAGGCATGGGTGGTTATGATTCAAATTATTATATGCATCAAAATCGTATGCAGTTATACACTGACTATGAAATGATGGATAAAGATCCTATTATTAGTTCAGCATTAGACATATATGCAGATGAAGCTACATTAGCTAATCAATTTGGTGATGTCTTAACTATTAAAACAAATAATACGCAGATACAAAAAATACTAACCAATTTATTTTACGATGTTTTAAACATAGAATTTAATTTATGGCCATGGATACGCAATATGTGTAAATATGGAGATTTATTTTTAAAATTAGATATTGCAGAAGAAGTTGGCGTTTTAAATGCAAGACCATTTTCTAGTTATGAAATTGAGAGATGGGAAGAATATACAGAAGCAACTGGTGAATATGATATATCATTTCGACACGTAGCAGGACCAGACTTAAAGTATGATGTATTTGAAATTGCACATTTTCGTTTACTTTCAGATTCAAATTTCTTGCCGTACGGTCGCTCTATGTTAGAAGGAGCAAGACATGAATTTCAAAAATTAACAATGCTTGAAGATGCAATGCTTATTCACAGAATAATGCGAGCTCCAGAAAAACGTATCTTTAAAGTAGATATTGGTAATATTCCTCCTAATGAAGTAGATGCGTATATGGAGCAAGTTATCAATAAAATGAAAAAAATTCCACATATTGATACTAAAACTGGAAATTATAATCTTAAGTTCAATTTGAATAATATGTTGGAAGATTTTTATTTACCTGTTCGAGGAGGAAATTCTTCAACGCAAATAGACACGTTGCCAGGAATGGAATTTACTGGTATTGATGACATTGAATATGTTAAACATAAAATGATGGCAGCTCTTAAAATTCCTAAACCATTCTTAGGTTATGATGAAGGAGTTGAAGGAAAATCTACATTGGCTTCGATGGATATTCGTTTTGCTAGAACAATAGAACGACTGCAACGAATTATAGTTTCAGAGTTGGCAAAAATTGCAATTGTGCATTTATATTCTCAAGGATATGATGGTGAAGATTTAATTAATTTTGAATTAGAATTAACTGCTCCGTCTATTATATATGATCAACAAAAAGTTGCATTAATGAATGAAAAAATGAATCTTGCTAATACAATGAAAGATTCAAAACTTGTTTCAGACAAATATATTTACGAATACATATTTAATATGTCTGAAGAACAGTGGATACAAGAACGTAATTGGGTTATTGAAGATCTTAAATTAAGATTCCGTCAAAATCAAATTGAACAGGAAGGAAATGATCCAACGTTAACAGGTGTATCTTATGGTACTCCGCATGATTTAGCTTCACTCCATATGGGAACTGATTCTGAAAATCAAGGAGGAAGACCCCCGGAAGGTATTAAATCGGGACAACATAAAAATTCTTTCGGGTGGGATCCGTTAGGTACCAAACAAATTAAACAAGCATTGGACGCAGAAAATCAAAAAACAACATTTCAGCCAGATCCTAAATTTACTCGCAGACAATCATCTTGGGTTAAAACAGAAAATTCAGACATATTAAAACACATCAAAAGCAAAAAATCAGCAACTAAAATGTTGTTTGAAGAAACAAAAATAGACACTGATTCAGGAACAATGCTCGATGAAAATAATATTTTAGAAGATTAAAAACAATTAACTAATATTTATATATAAGTATGAAGTTTACCATTACCAAGAGAAAGAACGTTTCTAAGAAGACCCATTACAAGGTAAGGAGCAGTGTCCGCCGTGGTAAGGGTATTACAAACAACGTCAAGCGTAGCAATCATTGCTTTTCAGTGACATCCGAAACAGACCCATCAAAGATATACGAAGTCAAGTTTGACGAGGAAAATGAGGGGTTTGTTTGCAACTGCGGAGTGCAGTATGGTGTTGGTGAA